CTATATCATCTATGCTGTAAGCAAATCATTATATGATATATTGTATGACCCTTCCAAAGGATATAATAAGACATCCTTGCTACTTAAGGAGCCTCATTTTGAGTACATAATTAAAATAAAACTTAAAATTATAAAACTTTCTAAAACTTTCTTGAAAAAATAAATTATGTACTCATTTTTATATTTAGAATAACTTTTAGGATATTAATACCAAATACTATATCATCTATGCTGTAAGCAAATCATTATATGATATATTGTATGACCCTTCCAAAGGATATAATAAGACATCCTTGCTACTTAAGGAGCCTCATTTTGAGTACATAATTAAAATAAAACTTAAATTTATAAAACTTTCTAAAACTTTCTTAAAAAAATAAATTATGTACTCATTTTTATATTTAGAATAACTTTTAGGATATTAATACCAAATACTATATCATCTATGCTGTAAGCAAATCATTATATGATATATTGTATGACCCTTCCAAAGGATATAATAAGACATCCTTGCTACTTAAGGAGCCTCATTTTGAGTACATAATTAAAATAAAACTTAAAATTATAAAACTTTCTAAAACTTTCTTGAAAAAATAAATTATGTACTCATTTTTATATTTAGAATAACTTTTAGGATATTAATACCAAATACTATATCATCTATGCTGTAAGCAAATCATTATATGATATATTGTATGACCCTTATAATAAGAATGCTTTAATACCTTCCAGGACTACTTAAGGAACAATAATTTGAGTACATAATTAAAATAAAACTTAAATTTATAAAACTTTCCAGAAATTTTCAAAAAAATAAATTATGTACTCATTTTTATATTTGGAATAACTTTTGGAATATTAATACCTAATATACCTTGTATAAAACAATAAATATTTTAATCCTTTTTACCCTTTCTTTTAGTTTTCGTTTCAACAATACCGGATCTATCATTTTCATATTCCTTTAATATACTATCTCTATGTTCAATCCATGCCTTTTCTAATTCACATAAATCTGAATGCCACATGTCTTCAATATTAGTATTTTTCATATTATTTAATTTATTGTTAACTTCTTCGACTTCTTTTTCTAGAATGATTTTTCTATCGTATGTCAGCTGTGAAATAGGCATCTTCAATAGATATTGAAAATCCTTACTATCATTGTCTTGGTCTTCATCTTCATAAGTTTCTTTTTGAATTCTCGGATAATTTAATTCAATTAATCTTTTTGTAATTTCAGATATTTTTTTGTTCATAATTTGAATATTTCCATTAATAACATCTAAAATAAATCTAATTTTTGCAGAAAGAAGATTATGATCCTTCTCGAGAATATTTATCTGATGTATTTTTCTTTCAAAATATTTTTTGATACGAACTTCTACCCATGATTTGATTATATCTGATGTGGTATCGTATTTTTGAATAGTACTATGTTCATTAAATAAATGCATATTATTTAAACTCATATTTTTACTAGAAGACAATTTAAATAACGTATCGAACTTATCTTCCAATGTCAATCTACTACTCGAGTTAAAATGCAATATAAACTTTACATTTTTTGAAGTATAATGGTTTTCAAAATATTTAAGATTATTTTGGTTATTAGAAATCATATTTTCAAGCATATCTTTATAATCTTCAGTCCATGTTCCAACAGGTAACTCTGTTATTTCAACCGTTTCATCATTCAACCATTTATATAACCCTTTACTAATATATGTATTTTTGTCTGATTTTTCAATCTTACCTTTGAAGCCTAGATAAAACGGGATAAACTCTTTAACATCCAGTGCATCAACTGTATCATATACTTTTTCTAAATCTTCTTCTGTTTTTACATCTATTCCAGCTATTTTGATAATATCACATATGGTTTTACATGTTTCGATAATATCACTAGGATTGAATTGAGGAATATTTGTAGAGTATCCAGTACCAATACCAAGACCTCCATTTGCTAGAATCATAGGAATTACTGGAATATAATATTCGGGTTCAATTTGTTGCCCGTCGTCTTCTTGATATTTCAAAATAGCATTATCTTCTTCCTTAAATATAAGTCTTGTAAGTTTTGAAAGCAAAGTAAAGATATACCTTGGTGATGAAGCATCTTGACCGCCTTGACATCTACTCCCAAATTGACCATTCGGAGAAAGTAGATTAATATTATTAGTACCTACAAAGATTTGTGCAATACCAACAATTGCTTGCTGTAAAGATGCTTCCCCATGATGATAAGATGATACTTCGCTAACATATCCCGATAATTGTGCAACCTTGATTTCGTTGGTAAATAGCTTGCGCTTAAAGCATGCAAATAAAATTTTACGCGTACTTTCTTTTAATCCATCGCATATATGGTTAATAGATCTTTGTAAGTCTCTGTTGCTGAAATGTATTAGATCCTTGTCTACAAATGTTTTGTAATCAACATTTAGATTAGCATAATCAAGAACATTTTCTTTATCATAATTAGCTAACCAATCTTTACGATCATCTGCGCGTTTTTTGTTAAATGCTAAATCAATTACCTCGTCTGATGATTTATCATATGTATAAGTAACCTTTTTCATATTTTTGAAGTACTCTTTAGCTTCATTGTCATTTGATGTACCAAGCCCTTTATAATATTTAATCTTCCAACCAGGCCTTTTTGCAATATCTGTGAGAGACCATTTTTCATAATCAGTCATATTATAAAACTCGATAATATTACCCTTTGTATTTGTTGCTTTAATAATCGGTGTAAGCATTGACGTAAGAAATCCAGGAGCCTGATATAGTTCATGCCACATACTTTGGAAAATATTAAATATCAGTCCTTTAATATGACTACCATCATGATCTTGATCTGTCATAATCATTATAGACCCGTATCTTAATTGACTAATATCTGTATACTTCTTATTTTGTTCCAAACCCATAATTTTCTTAATAGCTGTAATTTCATTATTATCACTAATCTTTTGTAATGTTGCGTCCTTTACATTTAATATTTTTCCTCGTAGTGGAAATACACCATATCTATCTCTGCCTATAACACTCAGTCCTGCAATTGCCATAGTCTTGGCCGAATCTCCTTCAGTAAGGATAAGAGTACATTCTGCACTATGTTTAGTACCTGCTAAATTTGCATCATCAAGTTTAGGAACAATAATTTTAGAAATTTTCTTTCCGTCTGTTTTAACAAGTTTTTTCTTGTCGTAAAATTCAGTAAGACTAAGTGCTTTATCAATAATTCCTTGTTTAAAAAGTTTATCAAAGAACTTTTCACTAAGTTCACATTTAGATCCAAACTTTGCAACAGGTGTTGTTAGCATCTCTTTACTTTGCGAATCAAAACTTGGATTAACAATTAGAGCCTTGACGAAAATAAAGAGATTGTCCTTAATATGTTGAGATTTAATTACCTTTTTTTTCTTGGACAAAGCCATATCTACAAGATTTTTTGTAATCATATTAGTGATATATTCAATATGTTTTCCTCCCTTAATAGTATTGATACCGTTCACAAAAGATAGCTGTTCAAATGAACCAGATTTTGAAATTGACGCTACAATTTCCCATCTTTCACCACACATTTCATATGTTGCTGGTTGCTCTTTTTTATCCAAGAATAAATCACAATATTTTTCAAAATCCTTAATAGAAAGCTTTTCGTTATTAAATGTAACTGTAACATCCTTTGACGTTGATGCACACGCGTCAATAACACGTCTATGAAAAAGTTCGTAAATATCATCAGTCATACGCGGTATACCAAATCGTTGGTAGTCTGGTAGAAAAGAAATTTGCGTATATGGAACTTTAGAACATGCTTTAACAATTGGAGAATCACGTTCTGTCATATTATTTCTAAATGTTTGTGTAAATATTTTTTTGCTATAATGATCTACAGTTTCTATAGTAAACTCCTTTGAAAAGATATTTGTTAGCTTACTACCATATCCATTTTTACCACCCCAAATTTTTTCCTCGTTTTTGTCATAGTTTGTCGATGTAAGCAGTTCACCAAATATTAGTTCGGGAATCCATAGATCACCGTATGTACTATGTTTTTTGATATCTACACCATTTCCGTCATTATAAATAGTAATGTAACCATTTAATTTATCAATTGTTACTCTGATATTTTTAAGATGTTTGACATCTTCTTTTCCATTTGCTTCATCTGCCTTAAGTCTCATCGAATGATCAATTGCGTTAACTATGATTTCATCGAAGATTTTAAGTAAACCCGGAATATAAACCAGTTCTCTTTCCTGCATTTTCTTTGAAGTATCATCATAAATATATGATGTGATCTTCTGGGGTTCAACAGAACCAATATAAGTATCTGGAAGTGCTAAAATATGTTCTAATAATTCATATTTTTTGTATTTTTCTTCAACAGCTTTTACGACAGGCATAGATTTGTTATGAAACTATTGAATAATATATATTATCATTTTTTTATATGCAATCGGCTAAATATGAATAGAATGTATATTCCTTTCAAATATAAAAATAATATTTTGTTTCATTTTTCTCAATACAAAGTTATATTGTAAATTTCAGAAATATGTTACTATTCATTATTTCTGTACATATTTCTGAAATACTTTTATTTTCAATATTAATAACTAATATATTCATATTTTTTTGCAATGCTTCAGTTATTTTACATTCGTGTAATTCATGAATTCTTTTTATATATTCATACTTGATATTTTTTTCAGACAATCTTCCTCTTTTTATTATTCTTTGCATACACATTTCTGGATTAGATCTTAAATATATATACCCATAAGGTTTCCATAAATTGTCTGTTTTTTGATATAATCCTTGAAGAATTTTATATTGGTCCATGTCAATTGTATTATCTTCAAGAGCTTTTTCAATAAAAACATTTTTAATAAAATAGGGACTTCTTTCCATTAATATTGGAATGTTTGACTTTTCTTGTATCCAACAACGATCCATCCAAACCTTTATTTGAAAATTATATGTACTTTCTTTTTCGTTTGTATAAAGATTATTTAAATATGTATTCCAACATTCTACTGGTTCAATATCAATAGCCATTTTATAATTTTTGTGAAAATAATTCAAAACACTTGTTTTACATGCTCCTATATTGCCATCAATGGTTAATATAGGCATTATTGATAATAATGATGTTTATTTTTAAGTATCATTTTTTAGAATTTTTGATTTTTTTATAATAGATAGTAGTTTATTTGCAGAAATCTCTTTTTTTGATTTCTCTAAATTCAAAAATAACTCATGAACATGATTATTATAAATTTCAACAAAATCCTTAATTATGCTTTTGGTTGCTTTTACCCTGAAAAATTTAAAAATATTAGATATTTTTTTGAAAATTATGGAATTTAATTTATTGCAATGTTTCATACCTCCAAACATAGTCATATTAAGTCTTGGTCTAGCCAAATTATTGACCCAATCAACATTCATTACATCTGTTGTAGCGTTTGTTGTAGAATATTGTGGTTCATTTACACCATAAAATGCTGCAGTATTAAAAGCACCACCCTTCATTGAAGAATATGTAGCAGATCTTTTGATGCAACATCTTTTATCTATATATTTTTGTAAATGTACTACATGCTCTTTTAATAATTTTTTCATACCTAAACGTAAGCAAATAACGCATGCTACAGCAACAATATTGAAAATAAGTATATCTATATATTTTGTTAATATGTTAATAATTTTCGCTTTATCTTTTGGATATATTTTGGTTGCAGAATTACTTAACATTTCTACAACGCAAAATTTAATATCTTTGCAATTCGACATTTTATACTACTATATAAAATGAAAATAAATCTATAGTATAAGAAGAAATATGAATAGTTACTTAAATGGAAGAGTTAATGGTTTTGATACCATACCAAACACCTTTAATTTAGAAAAAAATAATATAAGTAATACAGAAAGCCCTCAAAATATTACTTCGCGTAATTTAAATTGTACTGCCGTATCGGATATGTTTTTTTCAATTGAAAATATTAATTTATTACAACTTGGTATTAGAAATACTATATTAAATCAATCTAATGGTAAATATAATATCGGGCGTCAAAGTGATGATGAATTAAAAATTATAATGCGTTCTATATACTTTCAATATAGTAAGAATATGCCTAATAATATAAATGAACAAGTGCGCAATTTAAACATAATGGTTATTGAATGGAGTGTACCGCGAATATTAACAAACTTAAAACAAGATGAAAAATTCAGATATGATATAAGTACATTACCTGAACCATTGGAAAGATCTGTATTAGCTTCACAAAAAGGCTTTAAAACATTAGAATTAAAGCTATAGAAATGGTATTCAATATATAAAATAATTTAATATTATAGAAGAATAGCAATAAATATTAAAAAATGTCTAGTTCGCTAAAAACTGCTATAGATAATAAAGCTTTCAATGGATTGGGATTTGAACCTACAGAACATGAGATGGAAGTCTTTCAAAAAGAAAAATTAGATATGTATAAAGGTACATTTATTGTTTGTCTTGTATATGGTATTTGCGCTATTGGATTATTATTAGTAATCTTTTATACAGAAATTGGAAAAGAATATATATACAAAAGAATGCTTCCAGCTGCAATAACATTTATTATAGGTGCTATATTTATTATCATATTTTTAAGTTATTCTATATATGATTTAAAGCCTCGTAAAATAAGAGATATAATCGATAAAGACAATAATATTGTATGTCCAGACTATTGGGTGTTGAAAAAAGTTGACAAAACGCTTGCAAACAAATTAATAACGAATAATAAAAATGGTAAACTGTTTGATAATATTAATGGTATAAATGACGATAAAATAAAATACAAATGTGAAATTGACCAAAATGTATATGATACCATTGATAAACATAAAACTTATAGGGAAAATATGTACAAAAATAATGTTAACACGTATATAAATGGTCAAAAAAATTCACAAACGGTTTCGGATAAAGTTGATTACACATATGTTACTAAACCATCATATACTGATGAAAAACTTGCAAAATATGCGCAATTTTCAGGTTTATATAGTAATAGTAATTTATCACTATCATATGATAGTACTAATTCAATAAAAATCAATGACCAATTAACCGCGGTGAACTATATTGCTAAATCACCATTGATATGTAATGTAGTGTATCCTCAAGTATTAGCAGATCTCGATAAAGATACGCCAGAACAAAATAAATACCGCTGCCAATATGCAAAAGCATGCGATATTACATGGACAGATATAGGGTGTAAGTATTAACAATATATAAAAATATACTTATATATGCATATAAAAATGATAATTTACTTAAAATTTATTATAGCGTCTGGGATATTTTTATTTTTGTATTTTATTATTGATAGTATATTGTGTAAATATGTAAAATATAAGATTGATCGCATGTAAACCAAGCAAAATTAAAGTTGCTAGCTACATTGTAAAAATAAGTTAAGCAAAGAACATTTAGCAAATTACCTAAAACATAGCTTTAGATTTTATAGAAATAATTATTTTTATCTTATTTTTCTTTTTGTTTAGGTATTATATAGTTTACATATTCCAAAAGATTTTCTATGAAATTCTGTTATCCCATATTGTTTAATTGCTGCTAAATGTTTTGCAGTTCCATAACCTTTATTATTTTCAATATCATATAATTTTAATATTTGGTTTTTTTGAACTAGATCTTTAATAAGTTTTGTATGAAAATCTTTTGCAATTATAGATGCAGCTGCAATAGAAAGATAGTTAGAATCACCTTTTGGTATACATATATGTTCTATTACATCTTGATCACAACCGCGAGGAACATATCCATTGAAATAAGGCCCATCTATCAAAATTTTTCCAAATGATTTTTTTTGGTATGCTTCATCGACAGCCCTATGCATTGCTTTCATTGTAGCATTCAAAATATTTAAATCGTCAATTTCTTTATTAGATGATATACCAATACCGTATGTGACACATATATCTTTTATATACTCCGCTAATTCACTTCTTTTTTTTGGAGTTAATTTTTTTGAATCCTTAATTTCCTTATATTTATCATTTGTAAAGTTTTGAGGTAATACAACACAAGCTGCAATTACAGGTCCGATAAATGTACCTCTTGCAACTTCGTCTACACCTGCAACAAATTCATCTTCAATTGATAAAATATATTTTGTCATATTTTTGATAATATTAACTTAATCTTATATATTATATATTATATTTGTTGTAAATGGTGTAAGAAATATATAAAAAAATGATATATATAACATATAACATATAACATATGTTGGGAATTATCAGCTTTTCAAATAGAATTGCATATAATATTAAAAGCAATGATCATAAAGATATGATATTAGATCAATTGCAAAACCTATATAGAATTAAAATTCTGCAACGCCATCATCATAATCTTGATGAAAACAATATTAAATTTATTTTGTCAAATAATCATATGATGAACTTAAGATCTAATGGAAATAGATATTATTTATATTTTACATTATATAATGATGTAGAAATTATATACTATATAGATAAAAAAATTCATCCAGGATATCAGCGACCAAGAATTTTACTAGGAAGAGGTCTTTTTGCAAAATCACTATTTAAAAATACTCTTTTGGATGGCGAAATGGTTAAATGTAAGGATAATAGTTGGACGTTTTTGATAAATGATATAATTTGTTTTGAAGGTCAGCAACTTTATAATAAATCTTTACCAGACAGACTTAATATAATATATAATTTATTATCAAAACAGTATACTCCTGATAACACTATAGATGTATGTAATTTCAAGGTGAAAACGTATTTTAATATGTATAAAGAGTCTATATCAGATATTGTTAATGTATCTCAAAAACTTAATTATACATGTCGTGGTATATATATATGGCCATATGACTTAAAATATAAACCAAAGCTTTATAATTTTGATGAAAGTAATATTATAAGTGTTATTCGTAATACCAAGGATAAAACTGAATTTCAATCAATTGTAGTACAAGCATGTGATGAAAATATATCAAACATAACTCAATCCATTAATAAAGTTGTTTATGAACCTGTAGAATTAAAAGCAGATAATATAGAAAAAATAGATAGATGTAAAATCCAGTTGTATGAAAATGAGAAAATTTTATATTTGGTTAAAACCAATGAACCAGACATATATAATATATACGAGACATGTGATATTTTAAATATACATAGTATTGGTATTGCACTTGTACAAACATTAAGTATTAGCAAAATTTTAAGAAATGCATTTAAAGATAAGAATGTAACAACGCATATAAAGTTCAAGTGTATTTATGATAATAAATTTGAGAAATGGAAACCTTTAGAAATTATTCAATAAATATATATTTATGATATAGGTTTTTCTGATAACCTTAATGGTTTATCATTATCTTTTAATATAAACATAGGAACATTTATTATAGGTAGGTCACTTTTGTTAGGTTTTATTATATCATTTGTTTGTTTAGGATAATCATGTATACTTGATAAAGTATATATATCTTCTAATTCTTGTGAAAATATTTGTTTTTTAGGTTTGATAACTTCCGATTGAAATCCGTTCATATTATCATTTATATTATTTATATCATTTATATGATATATATTATTATTGTCTGTATGTGCTTTATTTAATTCATTATTATTAATTATTTTATAAGAATGTGCTATATTAGGCGGACATCTTACTTTATCATATTTTTTGGTATATTCAATGTTAATAAAAAAATATTTATAACAAAATAATGCAATAATTAAAAATAACGCAAATCCAAATACATTTATTATGACTGAAGTGTCAAAATATTGACTAGGATTCCTGTTCATTATCTAATAATATATTATACAATTATTAGTCGTCTTCTAAGAACTGTACTTTGATTTTTACATCCCTTTCTTCAATAATTTCTAGTTTTTTCTTATCTTGATAATATTCTACATCATAATTATTCTTGTTATAGTATCGCAATCTAGCATATCCTTTGTTTTTAAATACAGAGAAATCGTCTAAAATATCTATACATAATGGTGTATATTTTCTCTGATCAGGCCTTTCTCTTAATATTCGACCAATAGATTGTTGGATATCTGATATTGGACTTGCAAAAATTACTGTATTCAAAGAAGGAACGTTAAATCCTTCTGATGCTAATTGATAAGTTGCTAAAATAATTTGTTTTTCTGCTGAATTATTCAACTCAGATTGAGACATTCCACCTACATAATAACCATAATCTGCTATTTTATCTCTAACAATTAATTGTTCTATATCTTTTAATAGATTTCTTCTTTCACTTAATAATAAAACCTTTCTATTTGGTTCCTTTATTAAAATAGTTTTCAACAAATCAATAATATATTCTGTTCTAGGAGTAAATGCACATATATTATTTATCATAGATGCTATATTTTCTTTTCCATTCCATAAAAGTTTTACGCTACAATAATCAATATGTGTTTCAAAATATTTATGTATCTGTACTTTGACATCCATTGTTTCTTGATTTTTGTGATTATATACTGATTTGCCGATATAATATTCAAAAACCTTTCGCATTCCATCTTTGCGATTTAATGTAGCTGATAAGCCTAAAATAACTGGATTGTTTAATTTTTTGAATGCTTGACAGAATACTTGTGCACCTGTATGATGTACCTCATCTATAATAACAAACCCAATATCTTCAAATATTTCACCTGGATAATCTCTCATAGCAAGAGACTGTAGCGATGCAATAATTATATCCTTATCTTTCACGTCTATTTTATTTTGTTTTATTTTTCCTATTTTAGCAGATGGTGCAAATTCCTTTACAGTATCTAAAAATTGTTGGTTTAAGAAATCTTTATGACTAACAAACATAGTTTTAGTTTTTAATTGACATGCAATATATAAACTCATAATAGTTTTACCGAAACCACATGGTACAGAAATTATTCCTCCCATTTTCGAAGGATCTTTAGCAGCTTGTATAAAATTAGAAACTGGTTCCAGTTGACTTTCTCTTAAGTTGCCAATAAATTCCAAATTACAATCTTTCCCACTGTTTAATTTACTCAATGTGGGTAGTCCAAATTTTTGCAAACCATAATAACGAGGTACATAAATTCTACTTGTATTTTCTTTAAAAAGAGTAAAACATTGTTCTTGTGTATTATTGGTCATACTGAAATTTTTATGCGGTTTCATTGTTAGGTCGTTTTTTATTTCATCTAATTTAATATCATCAATTGCAGTTTTTAATATTCCATATCCATTATTTGATAATATTGAAAACATTTTGATTAAATTTACATATATAGTAACATATCATTTTTTTATATAAATTATAATAGAAATGATTATAAATTCTTTTAGAATATTGGCACTTGTATTACTATTGATTACAATATTTTATTCGAATATCCCATACTCCACACTTTTTAAGAACGCTTCAGTGCAATTGTATTTAGCATTGTTAGTAATGATAATATTATTATTTATTGATAATATAACTGGGTTTATTTTAGCTTTATGTCTCTTGGCATTTTATTTTAAGTTATATAGTAATGAACTCAAAAATCAAAAGAGTTCTGATATATTAGATGAACAGAAGAATGAAGCATCAAATAAAGTTGATAATACAGAAAATGTAGAAATGTGTTCAATAGATAAACCATGTAAATTACAGATAGAAAAAAAAGATAACAATATAAATACAAGTACAAGTACACAAATTCCATATACATCAGAAGAACATCTATTAGCCGCACAAAATAATATAGTGAGTGAAGAAAATTATAATAATGAAATAGTAGGTATAAATGAAAATGTATATGGGTCACAAGGGTTAGATAATAAAAATATACACATCCAGGGATATGATGAGAAGAACTCTTTTATGGGTACGTTAAACTTCAATATATACTAAAACAATAATTTATTATGTATGTATTTAAATAGAAAAATAATCAAATGAATTTTTTTAATGAAAAATTCGTTTCAGATAATGAAAGCAATGATACTGTAAAGAGTGTATTTACTATATTTGGATATGTAGTATTAGGTATTTTAGTAACTATGTTATTAGTATGGTCTTATACTTTAAACGACTATAATCAGTATATGTTTATTACAATAATATCAACAATATCTTTAATTTATTGTATTATAGTTTTATCAATAACACTTATAAATAAAAATATTTTTGATAATGCATCTTATACTATACTTTTTGGTTTTACAATATTTATGATCTTTTTATCATTTGCGTTAGCTATTTTTTTCTTACTTAAATACTTTAATATATTTTCAAATTATAAATCAGCAAAATATTCTGTTAAAAATTATGATTTCTAAATATATTCAAAAAAAGCTAGAACATATAATACAATAAATATAATTACAGCTCTTATATATATATCAAAACTAATTAATATTTCATTTATATATGGTGGTAATTTTTCATAGATCATTTCAATCATATTTGAATGAAAAATTAATACAACAATTATTACAATTATTAATATTTGTTTTACAAGATCTAAATCTAAATACGCATATGTGGATTTATCACTATAACTATTCATAAATTTATTGGATTGCTGGAAAGCGTTATATTGTTGAGGAGGTTGATACATTGACGATTGTTGAGATTGATGGTGATATTGTTGCTGTTGTTGCTGTTGTTGCTGTTGTTGTTGCTGTTGTTGACTATGTAAAATATCAGAGTTATACATATTTTGTACATTTTGGTTTTTTGGTATATCTTGAGATTTTGACATAAGAAGTTCTTCTTGAAATTCATTTAAAACATCTTGTACCATAGGATCGCTTATATCACTTGATTCATTAGAAGTTTGCTGTGTTTTTAATGGTAAACTGTTTAATGGCGTTGACATAGATGTTGATATAGACATTATTGTAATCTAATAATATATTACATTTTGATTATTATGTATATAACGCAATTACGAAAATATTTTTGAAAATAAACCTTGGTCTATTATTTGGTTTTCTGGGTTTGTATTTATATTATATACCTTTAATGTTTTGTCTTTATTATTGCATTTTACAGAATGCGGCTTATATTTATAACATGTATCCTCTAATTTAAATATTTTATTATCAACCTCTTTTATATCAGGAGCATAATATATTACACAATTATCCTTGCACACTCTTCTAAATATAAGAGCTAGTGCTAATCCAAATAATGCACTGACAACAATTTGTCCATCCTTTTGATAAAAAAGTCTATTAATAGTTATAGCTAATGTCGATTGATTATCCTTCATCGTTCTAATATATATCTATATAATCTTATTATATTTTATATTATCGGTTGCGGAATAGCATCATTTGTACATGTTACTTCTTCAGCATTATATTTGTAACAAATATTATCATTATTTTGGTATAATATAGTATTTGCATTATATGGGGTTGGATATTTAATTACAAGTCTTGGTTGAGGTGAAGATGCATAAACATAAAATACTCCTGCTGCAAACGCGATAAAAAAACTGATCCAATTAATATTAAATTCATTATTTTCCTTCATTTATTCTATTATATCTATTATAATAGTTTTTTTTATATTTGAATGATTTATTTTTAGGGTCATCTATAAAATTACTTTATTGCATGTCATTAGCCGTTTGTGTAAATAAATCTTATGATACAAAGAATATCGTGCACATACATTTGTCTCAAAAATCAACATCGTGTGAAAAAACTGATACAAACTTTTGTTTTTACAGCTATCATTATAACGATGACATCCATTTGCGATATCCCCCGTGATATTTTCATGAATAACATTGCTACTAATTTCGACATACCAACTGTTGAAAATTTGGCATCAGTTTCAAATGCTTATCAGAAAAAAGAACTTGTGAAAAATCTCATCGAAACCAATGTATTCTTACAGGAAAATTCGGACATTTCGTCAGACGATCTTATTTACGCTATCAACCATGGCTATTTTACGTTTCAGGCTTTCCAAGATATTTTAGAAGCAATTTGTAAACAAGACAAGGATGCTATTGTTGCGATTACATTCACCGACATCGAAACATCAACTGATAGCATCAACAGTACCTTCAAAATGTTCCAGTTGTTCAAAGAATGCGCTATCAACAGCGAGAGTAGCGCGCATATCAAGAATGTAATATCTGATCTGCTCATGAGCTATTATGACGAACTTTTTAAAAAGAGGAGTGGTTTCAATAAGTTCGAATCATCTACGATCGGATATTGCTTTCGCAGTGACAACTGTAATTGGCATAATATCGACATTAATCCGTATTACATCTATGAAAATATGAACCATATGATACAGTCAAACCGTTCGTTCAATTTTCGTCAAAACATGGAGAGCAAAACCTCGATACTTATGAACGACACTTATAAAAATCAAGTAGAAACAATCAGTTTTCTCGCGCATATCATGGGTTATGGCAACATCTGTAGTAGAATTTATGTCTTCTATGAAATGGTAAAATACATGAATGACATTAATAAACACAGTTATCTACCAGGCAAAGTGAATGATATGTGTATCACAAAAATAAACGAATTTCGTCCTATCATCACGAAATGTACATATAAAACACCTGCCTTTTTCAAGAAGATCGTTTTAGAAGAGTTTGACATATTTATCAAAATGAATAAGGTTTGAAAAGTATATTACTAAAAACGCCCCCCCCCCTTGAAAAAAATATTTTTTTCACTTTACACACATTATTATAGAGGATACATGTTTACACTTTAGGTTCTTTGGCTACATTGGGTTCTTTAGGTACCTTGGGTTCTTTGGCTACCTTGGGTTCTTTAGGTACCTTGGCTACCTTGGGTTCTTTAGGTACCTTGGGTTCTTTGGCTACCTTGGGTTCTTTAGGTACCTTGGGTTCTTTGGCTACCTTGGGTTCTTTAGGTACCTTGGCTACCTTGGCTACCTTGGGTTATTTAGGTACCTTGGGTTCTTTGGCTACCTTGGCTACCTTGGGTTCTTTGGGTTTGTTTACCATTGTAATTTTTTTAGGGTTAATATCTTTAATAGCTATAGGTATAATTGGTAATCTCTTGTCGCGGATTTCCAATATTCCATAAGAGTATACTTCAGGTATTTGCTTCATAGTTGGTTTAGGAAATTTCAACATATCAAGTAAAGCTGCTTTAGATTTAGTTTTATCCCAAATAGTTTTCAATCCATTTCTTTCTTTAACATATATATCATATTCAATACTATTTTTTATTCTTTCATTTTCAAACAATGCCATATAATTATTATATTTTTTCTCATTAATTTCATCCAAACCTTTTTTATTTTCAAAAAAAGTTTTGATCATATTTTTGGTTATATCTAAATTATATTTATTATGATCCTCTATATGACCTAAAATTGATTTTTCAATATTTCTCAATATATTCATTTACTATATTAAGGACAAAAATAATAATACATTATGGTAAAAAAATGTCTTCAAACATACTTTTATAAAATGTTTGTAGGCTTTCAGATGGACTAAGTTGGTCTTCATAAATATTTCTTGGAACATATTTTATTACTACCTTTTCTTTAGGACATAGTTCCTTATTATTATAATAACCTTGAATTATTAATAAACACCCTATGAATAACAAAAATATAGCAATTGCCTTCATTTCTTACTAATACAGTATAGAAAATTATTCAGTTTTATTTGTATCGATATCCGGAGTAATATTGTCTGTAATATCATTGTCTTGGTTCATTTTTTGCGCACTCCATGTATCTACTTCTTCGATACTTTTTTGAATATCTGACATGTTATTTGCATCAACCTCTTTGTTGTCAATATGAGCGGTTTTTCTTTGTTCAAAAACAACATCTTTTTCTTCCATATTTTTCTTATATTCTTTCATAAGTGTATTTAGTTGTGTTTCAGCATATTCTTGATTATCAAGAGCATCTGGATTAGGAGACCAAGGACACCAACACCCTACTTGTGCAATATAAATATTAAATTTATTATCAATTCTCTTCAAGAATTCACTTCTATTTTTGGCTTCTTCAATAGTATCAAAGATACCCCTTACTTTAATACCACGCATAGTAGTTACAAAATTATTATCTTTGTGGAAACTAGACTCTATTTCATTACTATTTACAGATTTGAAGAAATTATATTGTTCGTTCAAGTCTTTGGGGTTGAAAATATATGAATGATTTTGATTGATAGTATCAATTAGATCTTTTGAATCAGTATACTTTGCAGAAATACCATCTAGAAGTGTTTTCATATCTTTACCAAATTGTTCCATAAATTTACTAAAATAATAAACCTCTTTATTCATCAAAACATCTTCGGGACTAACAAAAGATAACAATGCAAAGTTTTGCCCTCTAATAGGTTTATCCTCGTCAAGATAATCTGTTTCTTTTGTACTTACAACTGCACTATTAGTCATTTTATATAATAAAATATATTTTTAATCTTATATAATTTTTATACAAAAATAAATATTCTTTTAATATAGTATAAGAATAAGTTAAAATATGGAATATTCTATTGATGTTTGGGAGGCTTTAATTCGCGTTGTAAAGTATGCATTTGAAGGATTAATTGTTGCACTTGTTGCTCTTATTTTACCAAAATCTAAACTGGAATGGGGAGAAATATGGATGATTGCTTTAACAGCAGCGTGTGTATTCTCTGTTCTTGATCTTCTCGCCCCTTCTGTATCAGCAGGTGCTCGTCAAGGTGTTGGTCTTGGTGCTGGTTTCCGTATGGTTGGATTTCCTAATGGAATGTAAAAAAATAATTTTTTGATGAAATTTTTATAACGAAGGTATAATTTCATAATTTAATTCCTTACATATTTTCTTCCAAATTTGGTCTTGAACATAAAGTTTTTCTCTACTTTTTAATAATGGAAAGTATTTAAGATATTCATAAAGACCTAATATTTGAAAAAATTTGTACAAAACATAACTATATGATAAAAAATTCTTTCTGTCTTTCGGGCAATGTTTTAAAAATGGACCTTGTATATTTCTAAACATATTACATAGTTTATCTTCTAGTTCCGGACTAAATTGGGGCGTAGGTATACCATTTATCCTATTTATTATATAGTTGATATGTTCGTAATACTTATTTATACGTAATCTTTTTAAAATATCCCTCATTTTGCCATAGGTTATTGTTTTGGTATCTACAATCTTTTCTTTTTTTATTTCATTCAATATTTTTTCAAATACTTCATCTGGGATATCTGTGCTTTCCTTACCTTGAACTTGATTACACCATTCTCTAAAATGATTTATACGTTTATAACTAAAATGAGATGTATCTTTTGTATTTTGTTTTAATATTGGACGGTTTTGTTCTACTAATAATAGTTCTTGATAACCACAGTGATCACATATCATAATAGCATCATATTGTAAACAAATCATAGAACTTTTACAAACCTTACATATTTCAATTTCATCTTGATCCACTTTTTTAACATGTTGTTTGTTTATTATGGAAAGATATTTATCTACTAATGAGCTTTTATCAATTGTATTTTCATTAGGTGCTGTAGATTTTACATCATTAGTAATTATATTTTCTGTTGTTTCTTGATGTGTATTTTGATTTAAATTATTTAGAGCATCTAATACATTTACACAATTTACGGCTACCCTTTTTTTTTTAGAATCGCTCTTGCATATTTTATGTACACAAGATATAGACTGAATTTGAGGTGATGATATTAATGAACTTGTAAAATTATTTATATTTGATTGTTTTTCAACAGTATCATAATATTGAAATAATATATCGCTAGTATGTTTATAGTATTCTATTTCATCAAAACAATCTAATTCGATTAATCTTTTATTTGTTTCAATTATTTTTTCCTTAATTTCTATATTGCTAGACCATAATAAATTTATCATGTCCTTGTCGTTCAAAGTTTTCAAATATTCAATTTGATTTAGAATATTATTATTAATTCTTTCATAATTCAGTAAATTTACCTTATGATTTTCCTTCTCCTTATTAGTGTTATCAAATTTTTTTATCATTTTATTATGCATGGCATCTAATGTTGACGTGTCTCTATTGTCTATATTAAGTTTTTTTTTAGATGATTTTTCTTTAAACATACTATATAAGATTGTTTACGAGAAGTTTTTATATACTATAAGTTGTATTATTCTATTCGTATACTAATCCATATTTTTTTCTCCTCTAATAGTATAAAGAATATAGCATAAATGGGTGGTGGTCTTCTTCAACTTGTAGCATATGGTGCACAGGATGTTTATCTAACTGGCAACCCTCAAATTACTTTCTTCAAAGTAGTTTATCGTCGCCATACTAATTTTGCAATGGAAGCAATTCAACAAACATTTAATGGAACTCCTGGATATGGTAATACTGTTTATTGTCAAGTGTCTCGTAATGGTGACTTAATTAATCGTGTTTATTTACAAGTCAAAATTCCAGGACTTGCTGATGTTAGTGGAACTCCCAAATATGTAAATTATCTAGGACTTCGCCTAATTAAGTCTGTTGTTATAGAAATTGGAGGGCAACAAATTGATAAACATTATTCTGATTGGTTATATATATGGAATGAACTTTCTTTACCAGTAGGAAAGAGATATGGTTACGATATGATGGTTGGTGCAGATGCTGATATTGTCAGTAGTGTTGCTAAAACTAGTGGCACATATTTATATATACCTCTTGAATTCTGGTTCTGTAGAAATGTAGGATTAGCTCTTCCATTAATTGCTTTACAATATCACGAAGTTAAACTCAAGATTGAATTCGAAGTCAAAGATAAATGTGTAGCGTCTGGAACTTCTTCTTCTGTTACTGATTTTACTGAAGCTGCTATATGGGTAGATTACATATTCTTAGATACTGATGAAAGACGCAGATTTGCTCAGTTATCTCACGAGTATCTCATAGAACAACTTCAATTTACAGGTCAGGAAACTTTAAATACTGGTAGAAATCGTATTAAGCTTAATTTCAATCACCCATGTAAGGAATTAATTTGGGTTGCTAAGCAGGCTTCGTCTGGTATGGCTCATTGGTATAATTATACAAATAAGAATGAGTTTGATGTATCAGACCCTGTGAATGCAGTTGACGGTAATACATTTACATTAAGTGCAAATAATCATATATATGGTATACAACCATCTAGTTCTTCTGCAAACCCATTCTTATCATGTTTATTACAATTAAACGGTAATGATAGATTTGCTGAACGTAGTGGTTCATATTTTAATTATGTTCAACCTTATCAACACCATACAAATATTCCAATGAACAAGGGTATTAACGTCTATTCATTTGCTCTCAAACCAGAAGATCATCAACCAAGTGGAACACTTAATATGTCAAGAATTGATACTGCTGTTCTTTCAGTTGATACTGATAGTTCAATATCATATGATGGTATAAATGTATATGCTGTAAATTATAACGTCCTCCGTATTCTATCTGGTATGGGTGGTCTTGCTTACTCAAATTAGTTCATGTAATAAAACATATAAACCTGTGTATAAATATCAAAATAAAAAAGTGTACAAACACGATTATTTCTTGCTTTTTTTTTCTCCTATTATAGTATAAAGAATATAGCATAAATGGGCGGTGGTCTTCTTCAACTTGTAGCATATGGTGCACAGGATGTTTATCTAACTGGCAATCCTCAAATTACTTTCTTCAAAGTAGTATATCGTCGCCATACTAATTTTGCAATTGAAGCAATTCAACAAACCTTTAATGGAAACCCTGGATATGGTCAAAGAGTGACTTGTCAAATTTCAAGAAATGGTGATTTAATACATAGAATATATCTAGCTCTTGATATGTCAAATAACAATGTAATCTTATGTCCTAATTTCGGGCTAAGATTGATTAATTATGTAGAAATCGAAATTGGAGGTCAAAAGATTGACAAACACTATTCTCATTGGTTATACATATGGAATGAATTATCATTACCTGTGTCTAAAAGAGCTGGATACAATGAAATGATAGGTGCATATGGTGGAAAAATCACTAATATGTTATATGTTCCTCTTGAATTTTGGTTTTGCAGAAATGTTGGACTTGCACTCCCATTAATTGCCCTTCAGTATCACGAAGTCAAGATAAATCTTAATTTTGAGTCTGCTGAAAATTGTGCAGGAACTTCTAGTGCTAATCCAACCAGTTTTACTGCTTCGTTATGGGTAGATTATATATTCTTAGACACTGATGAAAGACGTCGTTTTGCTCAGTTATCACACGAATATCTTATTGAACAACTTCAGTTTACTGGTCAAGAAGCGGTTCTTAATGCAAATATCAAGCCAAAACTATCTTTTAATCATCCTTGTAAAGAATTAGTATGGGTTTCACTTGCTAAGACTAATACAAAAGATAAAGATAATAATAATTGGTTCAACTATACAACCAATATTGGAGGTATTGCAACAGTAACTAATGCAGGAACTACCTTAAAAGATCTCAAGAGTGAACTAGGAAATAATGCTATTACATCACTTAATCCTATTACAAATGGTAAGTTAGTATTAAATGGAAATGATCGTTTCGCTCAAAGAAACGGATCATATTTTAATTTAATACAACCTTTCCAACATCATGAGAATGTACCATCCAATGCGGGTATTAATGTTTATTCGTTTGCACTTAAACCTGAAGAACATCAACCAAGTGGAACTCTTAATATGTCTCGTATTGATACTGCAGTTCTTAACTTAAGCATGACTTCGGATACAGATTATGCAACTGCTATGTCTTCTGGTAGAGTTAATTTATATGTATATGCTGTAAATTATAACGTTCTTCGTATTTTATCTGGAATGGGTGGGCTTGCCTATTCAAATTAATTTTCAATGTTTATTTACGCATCTGACATTTACTAAGTACATAAATATGTTCGCTTTTTTTTTCTCCTATTATAGTATAAAGAATATAGCATAAATGGGCGGTGGTCTTCTTCAACTTGTAGCATATGGTGCACAGGATGTTTATCTAACTGGCAATCCTCAAATTACTTTCTTCAAAGTAGTATATCGTCGCCATACTAATTTTGCAATTGAAGCAATTGAGCAAACTCCTACTGGAAATAATGCTCTTGGCTCCCGTGTTAGCGTGCAAATTACACGCAACGGTGATTTAATACATCGTGTATATTTTAATGGTTCGTTACATAATAAACATGCTTCATTACCTATCCCTCTTGTTCCTAATTTTGGACAAAAATTATTAAAAACAATTGAGCTAGAAATTGGAGGTCAAAGAATAGATAAGCATTATTCAGAATGGTTATATATTTGGAATGAATTAACTCTACCTCCTGGTAAAAAAGAAGGTTATTATACCATGGTTGGTGCTGATATGTATAACCGTTCTATACAATTAAATAGTGGGAAATCTTATGAACTATACGTTCCTTTAGAATTCTGGTTCTGCCGTAACGTTGGTCTTGCATTACCATTAATTGCTTTACAATATCACGAAGTTAAGATTAATATCGAATATGAGAATGCTATGAACCTTGTTGATAAAAATTCATTTAATTATACTAATATACAAGATGTTATCCAACAAGTCGATGGTCCTAATAATAATGCTGAGACAGACTTCTTCACATATGACACAGATCTAGTTCTTAATGATGCTAAATTATGGGTAGATTATATATTTTTAGATACTGATGAAAGACGCCGATTTGCCCAGCTATCACATGAGTATCTTATCGAACAGCTTCAATTTACTGGATCTGACAGTATTTCTAAGAGTGTTGATTCGACTTCTATGAAGAGTATACGTATGAATTTTAATCACCCATGTAAGGAATTAATATGGGTTATTAGAAATACATCCAAACCTGGTGTATATTGGAATAATTTTTCATCTGCAAAAGGAGATACTGATAATACTGTAAGTAATAATTATCTAACTTCTACTAATCCTGTAATGCGTTCAAAGATTATGTTAAATGGTAACGACCGATTTGCAGAGAGAAATGGTACTTACTTCTCATTAGTACAACCTTATCAACATCACGAAAATACCCCAGACATTTTCCACGGAGGAATTAATGTATATTCTTTTGCTCTTAAACCAGAAGAACATCAACCTAGTGGAACTTTAAATATGTCACGTATTGATACTGCAGTTTTATCAATGTCATCATCTGTAGAGGGAACTGTTTATGTATTTGCAGTAAATTATAATGTTCTCCGTATACTTTCTGGTATGGGAGGTCTTGCGTATTCAAATTAAAAAATATTATGTACTTTTTCTTCTTTATAAAAATAACTTTATGAAATCTGCAAATTCTTATCAATCAAATATATATTGAGATATCCTTTATATTTTTCGAGATTTTTTTTCAAAATCAATACGGTTTTGTTCTAAGTCTAAATTAATCTTATTATTGAGTTTGGTAAGTTCAACAAACTTATGTTTTTCATATTCTTCTTTTATGAAATCTAGGTTATTTATCATTTTATTTTTGTTATTACTTATCTTATATAATTCTATATCTTTAGATCTGTTAAGTGACGCGATCTCAATATCTTTTTTATGTTGCAATTCAAGGAGTTTCAGTTCCTTTTCTTTTTGCATCTTATCTATTTTAATATCAAAAAAGTGTCTATATTTTTGAAGTTTAATAACATCGCTATTACGTATATCCTCTAATATATTGATATTATCATTTATTTCTTTATTATATTCCTTTATTTTTGCATGGAATTCGGCAAATATATCATCATCCATTACTCCTTTTACACTATAAGTATTAATGATATCAAGTTGTTTACTATAAAGAATGATATATTTCATAATCATATTTTGAATATTTTTTAATTTCTCCATTATTTCTCTGTAATTCTTGAACCTTATTATACTGCTTAATATTGTTACAATAGTACCTGTTATAAGCATTAATACATTCACTGTTAATGTAAATGTTCCAATATCTATTAAAATTGTTTCTATATTGTTTTTCATATATTCTGTTATTGTAAGTCTTAATGCCTCTACAAATGTAGATAATGCTGATAATATCATGATAGCTAGTGATATATTATTATATTTCAAACAGATCGTATCATATTTTACGCTTATAACAAAATAATCTTGATTTAATTTTTTTATATTTCCTTCGATTTGTTCAATAAGTTTATCATTATTAGATTTTATACATTTTTTCATTGATTTATCATTTTCAGTATTTAGCGCCCTTTTATATTCTTCAAAATCTGTTAAAGCCTTTATTGTTGGTTGTATAATAGGTAATATATCGTTATTTATATCATCGTAGTTATTTACAGGTTTATATAATCTATTGAAAAATTTTCTTAATATATTTGTGTTACCTTTGATAATCCTTGTATCTTTTTCATTACCATATGATGATATTTCATCTGTTCCTGATAAGTTTTTACCCCATATATTATCATTTATACGTGGTAAAATACTAATGTCTCTTATTGTTTGACCACTTTTTTGTACCGTTAAAGGTGTTTTTGAACTTGATGATGGTGTATATGATATATTTTCACTGTTTTCACTGTTTTCAATATTTTCACTATTTTCACTATTTTCACTGTTTTTATCTATAATTATGTTTATACTATTAGACATATTAGATCCGTTATTAAATTTTAAAATTGTAGGTAATGTACTATTTATTTTACTAATTTCATTTAAACATTCAATATAATATCTTTTATTTAAAGGATCTGTGTCTGTTAATTCTACTTCTTGATTTGTATGTTCTTCTTCTATATTTACATTTATTTCATTATCGTTTTTATTAAGTTGATGATTTAATTTATTTTTATCATCTAAAATTATCGATAAACATTCTAAATCCATACTGAAAATATACAATAAAAAAATTATATTCTAATAAAATATCTATATTTGAATAATTTAGATTTATTTTTAGCTACAAACCTTTTATATTTTGCATCTAATACATCACACCATTTCCCACGTTTATAATTACTCATTTTTAAAATATAATTTGCAGATGATATATATGGTCGACGTGTTGTTTTACCTCCTGTTGAAAAAAAAACCATATCATATACATTTTGATACATAACCCATTCGTATGAATCGCATGAAAATTCCATAAACCATTTGAAACCTTCCGATGGATTGATAAATGATAAATTCATATAATTTCCAACAACCATTAGACGCTTAATATGATGTAAATATCCAGTGTCAAAAGCTTCAATTATTGCTTCATCAAGTGGCTGTATACCTGTTTTTGCTTCATACCAATCTTTGGTTAGTTTATTATTATTACCAAAATAATTTGGTGAAAAATCTACATATAGATAGCAATAGTGTTGATATTCTCTCCAAAATAGTTGTCTTACAAAACCTTCATAACTATTTATTGGAATTTTATTTTTTATTTTAGATATCCTCTCTATAATTTCATTTGGATTTAATAGACCGATATTAATAAGTGCAGATAATAACGAATGATAAATATACTTATTATTACTGTCTATATAATCTTGATAATCTCCAAATAGTATAAATTTATTCTTAATAAAATGATCAAGCCATTTTAATGCACTTTCATGTGTTATTGGATATATGAAATTATCTGTTGTACCATGATTATTTTTAAAATTTAAATTTACATAATCAATTGCTTCTTTAATATATTTTTGTTCTGATTTATTGAAAATATCGTCAAAAGGTTGTTTGATATTTATATGGTTTTTAGGTACTTGTCTATTTAATTTATCTTGCGACTTGATACTAGGTATGATTTTTAATTGTTTTTTAGACCACATATAAAATGCATTAAAAAAGAATTTTTGAGTTTTCTCTCTATATTGTTTTACAAGATCTAATGATAATAACAAATTTGGTGTTGGAATATGATAAATTTTAATATTTTTTGGTAGACCCAAAACTTTTAATTTATTTATTGGATAATATATGATATATTCTTCATTTTTATTAAGTGGAATATTGTAATTTTTATATATCACATTAAAACCTTTTAGTTTCAAATAATCATAGTAATGTTTCATAGACGCTCGGTGTAATATGAGTTTCTTTTTATTATAATTATAATCCTTAAAAAAATGAGGACATTCCCATATAATAATTTCATATGATTTATCCAAGTATTGTACATCAAACAATTGATTTGGTAGAATCAAAAATATCATTACACTATCCTCTAATACTTACTTAATTTTATTTATGCAATATGTTATTATTCGCACTGTTTTATCTTTCATCTTCACTTATAAATACGTTACCAAGATAGGGTTTTAGAATCTCATCAACTATCATTTTTGGATTAAATTCATCATATTCCATGAAAATTTTCAAAAGCTGTTCAGAAAAACCTGAAACCATAGCGGTATTTTTCACAGAAATATCAACAGGAAATGTCTCACCACTATTTGAATTTAAATTCCAGAAAATAAACTTAGGTGGCGTATATTGATTTTTCAAAAACATGTTGCAAATAATATTATATAAAGTCGATAGTTCGCAAACTTGTGGTGAAGCTTCATCAAATTGCATATCTGTAAATATAATAAGTTTATCTACCATATTTTCATCCGCTACATTATTTTCTTTACCATAGTTGATTATAGCTTCACATGTCTTTACCAAATCTGTATTCAAACCATATTGTACATTTTTGATAGCATGATAACAATCATACAATGTTTCGTTTGGTAGTTCCACAAATGTTGGTACATCACTGAATGTAATTATCTTTTTGTAGAAAGGGTCCTTACAACATAATGATGTCATTATACCTAATGTTGCGGACACACGCGCTGGAATATCACCATTGCTTGCAGAAAACATTGATCCTGAAAGGTCTACAATAGGGATAGCACTTTTTAACACACCATTCGATCTTACATTATCAAGCATTGTCTTCCATTGTAGTTCAATTGTTTCATTGACGCCTTCGTCACAATTATCAATATAATATTTGAGAAGATCGTGAGGAAGTAGACCTGTAATTTTAATTTCTTTATCCCCTCGTTTTACAGCATTTAGATATTCGGTATATCTTTCATTATCATGTTTAACAAAGGCTTTTAATAGCTTTTTAGAAGCCATTCCAGGTACATATTCATAAACAATCTTATCCCACTCATTATTACACATTAATCTCTCGATAATATTAATTTTTTTTCTTAGGGGAGAAATATATTCCTTTCTATATTTTTCCATTTTATTACTTCCATCTTTTGGATACAAAATTGTAGCGATCTTTTTTGCAAATTGTTTTCTCTTGTCGTTTCTATCATTTTCACTAGGTGCCCATTTACCACAAAGAGATACTTGTATTTGTGGATTATTTGATAATGATACTAAATCATCTTTAAGTTGTAACGCAAAGAGTTCTAACTCGTAGTTTTTATCAATAGTATATGATTTGTTCAGCTGATAAGCTATATATAGCAGGTCCTTCCAACAACCATAGTTATTAATATATGTCTTAATATTTTGCATATAAGTTTTTGGTTTGTTTTTACGTAGCCACAACATAGCTTCATTAGAAACCCTCTTTTCTTTTTTACCTTTTTGTCTATCGCGGCAATTAAAAATTGTCGCAACAGTATATTCTGGATTAGTGTTCCAGCATTTTTCAAGATGTTTTACATGATCGTCTATACTTAGAGTTCTAGTCAACATCATGAAATAGTCAATATTACAATCTCCTGATGATTTAAGAGAAACAGCACCATTTTCAGTTGTTGTAAGTCTTCTAACATTTGTGCTTTGAAACATTTTTCTATATTATTGAGTTGAATAAGTATTATACACATCTTTTATATCAGTTTTTTTTGTTATTAAATAATGAATAAATACTTTTTTTTATTCTTATTAAATAAAAAAAATGATATAACAACATATGGATATATTATATATGTAATTTCTTAGTATCCTGTATAGGATACATCCAGCAATCCTCTTAAATTATTTGATAAGAATACTATCTTCTCTATGGTTTTCTTAGTATCCTGTATAGGATACATCCAGCAATCCTCTTAAATTATTTGATAAGAATACTATCTTCTCTATGGTTTTCTTAGTATCCTGTATAGGATACATCCAGCAATCCTCTTAAATTATTTGATAAGAATACTATCTTCTCTATGGTTTT